CTAACAACTTCTTAGGTACTAATCCATAGTATCTAAGTAGTAATACTTTATCTTGTTGGTAGTATGTCAGATCCTGAGTAGGTTCTAAGTCTGTATCTAATGAGGCATCACCTAGATCAACCTTCTTATAGACACCATCTTCCATACCTTTGATGACTGCATGTCTTCCGACATATTCTTCAATAGCACAACCCATTGCATCATCAACGGTAGTTGCGTTAGGATCAATAAGGAAGTTACGCGGATTGATTGGTTTTAAGTCTACGGACACACGATAGTTAGTGTTTACACCAATCATAGCCAATCCAGGCTGTGCTGTAGGCTGTGTTGCTGGTGCTAGGCTCTTCTTTTGTTTTACAATCAATTCACCGATACCAGTACCGTAAATCTCAGCTAAGGTCATTACTTGACCAATCTGCTTACGTACCTTATCTTTCTTAAAGTCTTCAGCTAACAAAGACTTCATATTCTCTACATCTGCTTTATCTTGATCATTAACATCATCATTGATGTCAAAGAACATACCTTTAGCAAATACAGCTTCTTCAAGATCAGCTTGTTTGTTATCCACTGCTTGTTGCAGTGCTGGTGAAATCAGTTTAGAGCGTTCAGTGTTCCTAGTCTTATCTTCATCAGCCCATAAGCCACGCCATAGACGTTCGTATTCATCCCAACGCTCAAGGAAGTTCTCATCTCTATAGTTCCTCCAATCATTACAGCGATCAGTAACAAACGCTACTAACGCATCCTGTGGAGTGATTTCAGATTCAAATTTCATTGTCACCAACCTATTGTAGAGTCTAGGACTTCGTAGTCTTCTTCATCCAGATTCTGATTCCAATCTGCTACTTGAATCTGGTCTATGTAACTCAACGCATCAATTAAGTCATCATGCGTCTTAGGATCAGGGAATTGCATCAATTGATCAACAAACTTGTTATTCCAATCCCCTTCGTTTAACACAATCCTACCGTGTTCAAAGCGACCCTGTAGTGACCAAACAATCCTATCTGCTTTCTTCTTATTACCGTGAGTAAGTTCTTCGATGCGAGGATAATAGTTTAACCTTCTCATCAAATCATTCATATAAGGCATCACTGCATTCTTCAGTGCACCTTTCTCAATCCCTACCGCATTAACTCTGTAGTCCTTTGCAGCCTTTAGAATCCTCACTGCTGTTTCTCGGACATCCCACCTACCGTGTTGTATGTCAGCAACCCACCAGCCCTTAGTATTGATTTTAACAATAGCTATCGCTGTGTCATCCAACTTCTTATTCTTCGTTTGATTCGTCTGTGATGAATCGCTAAAACCACAAAGATCCACCGCCATAAAGAAGTTACCTTCTTCAGGCTCTTCCTCATTAATCTTAATCCATTCATCTTTGAAGATCTCCGACTGTGCTGCCTCAAACGATGCCATGAACTCTTGTCTGAAAGCAAAGCTAGACATCGAACCTCTAGCTGCTTCAATCTCTAATGGATCTAACAACGGATTATCAAAGCTAGTGAAGTGCCATGCCTTGTAATCTTTATCTTTACCTGCATCACCTACTTTGTACAACTCATAGAAGTGATTCCTACCCATCGGTGTTCCAATGAACATTGCTCTACCCTTCTGATCCGCTAAAGCAGGTCTAAGGATTTGTTCAAACACCTGTGGCTTCATGTCTGCGTACTCATCCATCACTAAGTACTTCAAACTAACACCACGCATTGTCTCTGGTCTATCTGCACCCTTTAGCGATATCATTGCACCATTGATCAACGTAATCTGCATGTTATTGACATGACTACCTTTGATCACTGAATGACCTAGCTCTAACAGCGTAGACCACATAATATCTCTAGCTTGTCCCTGCGTAGGAGCTACATACCAGACATGACCCTTCTCAGTCTGTAGTCCTTCTATAATCAATGTCCAAGCTGCTAACCTTGATTTACCTGTACGTCTACCAGCAGCGATGATCTTAAACCTTGTAGGGTCTTTGAAGACCTCTTGCTGCCAAGGAAGAAGTTTAACTTGTAGATCCATCTTCTTCCTTGTAATCAATCAATGTAGTCTCTACATCAACTGGTTCATGCTCTATCATCTCCACTGGTGACTCTTGCACACCAGTGATGTTAATAGTGATTGCTTTAGCCCCTGATGCTGTTCCTTTATCCTCAAAGTAAGATACTGGAAGCATCCGATCCATACACATCTTAAGTGCTGCAATCTGATCCTTATCATTGTCATCTAATGCTTTATGTACTATCTTTCTGATAATCGCATTAGAGTGTGTCAGCAACAGCGAAGCAGTGAACTCTTTTATCCTTGCTGCTTCTCCTGGTGGTCTACCTCTTTTCTCTCTCTTAATATACTTTTGTACTTCTTCCTGCTTAGGACGACCTCTAGATCTCTTCTTTTTCGCAGGCACTTTCTTCTCTTCATTGACTGCCAAGACATCCTGGCTGACTGATGAAGGTAGCGAACAATCCTCAGTAAGAGAATCAATTTTAATTTCTGACATCAGATCCCTCTATATAGTTTCTCTGCCGGAAGGCAGGACATAAGAGTGTATATAATTTTATGTATCTCTACAATGTAGTCAGTATGAAGTCTGTATGTAGTATATAAATTTAAGTTTTTGTTTATTGTTTGTACATCGTCTGTTCATCGTTTCTACATAGAAGGATATATTCTAGCATATTTTTAGAGTTTTGTCAAGTTATTTCTACTTATTCAGTCAAGATTGTTGTTCTGTACCGACATCAGCACAGATCACACAAGGCTATGGCGGGACTCCATTTACATGGTGTCAGAGGCTCCGCAGAGGCTTTATTACTAAGCTATTGATTTTATTAGATATTATTAGATAGACTGGTTAGGCTTTAGAGACTTCCATTTTAGCTTTTTTTAAGGCTAGGTAGCACCACAACATTTACACAACACCACAGACCCCTCCCCCTATGCTGATGATCACTGAAGATAACGTAAGATAGCGTAACTTAGCAGTAAGATAGCGTAAGATACTGCACTGTATATCTGTACAGTAGACTGCACAGTCTGCACTGACTGCGTAGGTGTATCGATGGGGCACCCCACAGAAGTACTTCGAAGGTACTTCAAAGCATGCACTGATCCGCACTGGTTCCACGTGGAACAATGTTGTATTCGAACAACACTACCGTTCATCCTGGATTGTCTGCCGTTCGTCGGATACACTGCAAACCCCGTTGACAATGTAAAAACACCTAGGCACAATGGATACATCGAAACAAAACAACCTGGAGAAAACGAAATGACAATCGAAGAAAAAGTTGCAGTGGTTGTAATGACAATAATCGCTAGCAGTTTAATAATTCCTGGCGTAGGCGCATTTATCTTACACTTGATGTAAACCAAGGGCGAAAGCCCTTTTAACCAACTAACACGGAGTAAACAAAATGATTAAGCAAAAACTAACTAAAGCTCAAAAGGCAGCTGTGGCTCATTATGAGTATTGCCTTAAACAAGAGGATCGATACCTTGGCAGTGTATTTGCCAATGCTCATGGTCAAAAACTAATCGAAGCAAAAACTAGAGAGGCATACGAAGCTGCCAAGCGCTTAGGTGTAAGCCACTTGTGCTAATCAATACCAAGGACGAAACCCTACGCACTGTGGGGTCTATAGTTTTATACTATACTGATGAGACCAATCAATCAACTAAGGAAACAATCATGAGCATAGCTAACTACAACGAAATGCAGCGCGGGATCATCTACGTCATGCGCCAAGTGAATGGGGTTTTGGTACCGTTGAAGATAGAAAATCAACGGCATTATGGCGAATGGTCTGGTTGTTTTTCTGCTATCTAATTCAATCAACTAAGGATAGAATCATGCTCAAATTATCAATCACTAGCAAGCTTGACGGAATACGTTCTTGGAGTCTGCAAGCTTTGGACACATGTCCGGGTTCCGTAGGCGACAATGGTAAGCTTGTGGATGCATGCGATGGATGCTACGCTACACAAGGCAATTATTTATATCCTAATGTTAAAGCTCCAAGAGAGCATAACAAGGAAGATTGGCAGCGTGATAGTTGGGTTGATGACATGGTACAAGCCTTAGACTCAGACCGTTACTTCCGCTGGTTTGACTCTGGCGACATGTATACATTAAAGCTTGCTGAGAAGATGTTCGAAGTTATGAAGCGTACACCATGGTGTAAACACTGGTTACCGACTAGGATGTACAAGTTCCCTAAGTATCAATCGATCTTAGAGCAAATGGATGCATTGCCGAATGTGGTTGTACGTAGGTCATCAGACTCTGTTATCGGTGAAATACTTGATGCACCATGGTCGAGCACTATTGCTGAATCCTACAATGATGATAGCATCAGTGTATGCCCAGCGTATCGGCAAGGCGGAAAGTGCAAAGGTTGTCGCAAGTGCTGGGACAAATCAATACCAGTTATTGGCTATGCTGCTCATGGCCAAAAGATGTCAAAAGTTATTAGACTTAAACTTGCAAAGGGTTAATCATGTCAAAGTCAAATGATGTTATCTTAGTCCTAGGTGGTGCATTGTTCGGTGCACTGTATGCTGCAATGATTTTCTTCTCACTATGAGGTTATCATGTCCTATACACTAAAAAAACCAATCAACGGGTTAAGTTTTGATGATATCAAGCGCATATATGATAATAATCCTAGTATGACGTTGAAGGAACTATCAAACCTTACCGGTTATGCTGTACCCTTTCTCAAAAAGCTTCTGTTATCTTAGGGGTTTAACATGTTCGAGATACGTTATCGCAGCGGTATTAAATCAGGCGTTGTTGTCGCATCCTATAATGATATTGGATTAGCGAAAGACTTTTTAGATACTATGGATAAGCCAGTAGGTACTTACTACGGTTACAACCCAATCACTAAAAAAGTTTTCTTTTCGTTCGCTTATGAAACTGAAATGATGAAATCAAAGGGGATGTAAACAATGGAGCACTATAAGATTGTCGGTTACTTGTTAACCTATAGATACCCTGAGTATTCAGGCTTAACCCACTTAGATCGCTTTGATACACTGGCGAAGGCTGAAGACTATGCTGAGAGTTCAGAATTGACTGAATACGTTATTAACCCTATCGTTGACCTATCAGGGGACTAGATCATGACAACCATACTGAAGAAAGAAGATATACTCTATGATTGTACCAAGAGAGAATTAGACTATGCCATTGCCTCTGTAAAGTTTCCTGAGGTATACGATGAGATTGTTCGCTTTCTCTCTGAAGGTGGATTTAATAACCTCACTGACACTGAATTGGCAGAGCACTATAGGGAAACCTTTACTGATCTTGATACTATAGAATTCAGGAAACAATATAGGATTACCAAATGAGCTTAACATTCAATGATCAACCATGCGAGATTGCCCAAGGACCAGACGCTGATGGTCAGGTATGTATACGCTATGCTGGCGATCCTCGATGGCCTTTTCCTAGCTATACCTGGGTTAGTCCTAAAGTATTGAAGAAAGTTAGTAAAGAGAGGAAAACTAAGGACGATTTAAAGGACGTTCCAGAGGCGCTATTTTGATAAAGATGATGTCTGAAAACAACTTCGGATAGAAAATCGATTGTAGGTACCTTAAAACGCGTTTAAACGGCATTGTAGGAGGTTAGGAAGATGACTAAAGAGACAGTACAAATGATGCTAGCCTTGATTGAGGCTATGATTGACTCTAGCGTAGCAGCTTCATGGGGTCAATGGGAAGAAGTAGAGCATGCTGAAGATGTTAAGGAAGATCTATACCCTAAACTGATGGCTTTGTTGGATAGAATGGAGGATGATGGAAAATGAGATGTATCTCCTGTAATGAAGTACTTAGCGACTATGAAGCCTCTAGGCGTAGTGTGCGAACAAGACAATACTTAGACTTATGCAATGATTGTTTTAAGTATGTCCGAGATGATATCTGCGCTGTGGGCAATGTATCGCTGATGCACGACGATGACGAGATTGTTAGCGAACGTAAGAAGTCAGAGGACTAAGTATTGACAACTTTAGTTTTCTCTGATACCCTAAATCTATATAGGCTATGTATACTATGTACTATATACTTAGTATATATACTTAGAATAATATTCTATGTATATACTATGTATACATAGCCTATATAGTAGACAATGTACCCTTAAAGGATAATACAATGTACCCTGACGATGATTTCTTACCTGAAGAGGCTCTAAAGCCTTCAGAGCCAACACAGGCAGAGTTGGATGATTACCATGAAGATGTCAAGATTGAGGCCGTACTGAGTGGATTTGTTCGCTTATGTTCGGAGTATGGTTTTTACTTTATGATGCGTCAGTTAACTAAGGCTTTGAATGCTAAGGGGTTCAACGTATGAAGAAGAAGATACAACCAAGGAAGCGTAAGCCTTCACCGTATGTGCTGTTTATGCACTCTAATGGTGGTACATGCTCTTTAGAGGATCTTATGGCAGCATTCCCTGCTAAGGGTAAGAATGCACTGCTGAATGCGATGCAGAAGCTAGTAGATAACTACACTGTTGATAGGGATATTTACATCTATGGTGACAGACAGAAGAAAATCATCTACACTTTAGGTGGTTATGTCACTAAGGATACAACGGGTATCTGTTGGCATAATCCTTTTAACTTAGGGAACATGAGCGTGAGGCGTGTGCGAAGTTGTGCGATGGGTGGGCTGACGGATGAGGAGATACACGATATGAGCGGGTACGAGGAAGATCGGAAAATGTACCGATTTGCCCGAGACGTCGAAGCCAAGCTAAAGGAGAAGAACACATGAGCAGAGAAGCTATTGAAGAAGCGATAGAGGTGCTGGAGGATGCAAGCGCAGAGATGCTGATGGAAACAGGCGATAAAAATTACTACATCGAAGCCATTGCCGTTTTACGCCACATCACAAGAACGTGTTGATGAAATCGTAAAAGATGAACATGAGCCGGTGGCGTGGGCCAATTCATTCGACCTGCAAAACTTTGACATGAAAGTGCGGACAGGTCCTGACCTGCACCACACAGTGCCCCTCTACACCGCACCAACAAAACGTGAATGGGTTGGGCTGACGGATGAAGAGGTTAGTTATTGTCGGTATGCAGCAACTTTCTGTGATGAGCTAGACACGGCGTATATGGCGGAGCTTATTGAGCAAGCCTTAAAGGAGAAGAACACATGAACCCACAACCCAAAGCCTTGCAGTTGGCTGACATGGTTGAAAGATATAACGCAGGAGTTCATTCACAGGCAATCTGCGAGGACTATCAACAAGCTGCTGCTGAACTACGCCGACTGCACGAGGTGAATGCTGATCTGCTTGCAGCGTTGCAGTACTCAATCAAACAGGTGCCTGAGCTGGCTACTGTTCCAGGCATCAGCGACGCCATCGTGAAAGCAAGGGGTGAGCAGTGACTAACCACATCGGACTGGATGAACTTGCTATACAAGAAGGCATACGCAAGCCGTGGGAAACCCTCTTGATGATGACGAAAACACCGTACGGTCTTTATGCTTTTACCCACAAGGATCTAGAGCACTTTGCCTCGCTTATTGCGGCACATGAGCGTGAGGCGTGTGCGAAGGTGTGTGAGGAACGGCAAGAAGTTTTTCAAAAGTATTACACCAAAGGTCTTGCAGCGATGTGTGCTGAAGCCATACGAGCAAGGGGTGAGCAATGACATACTTAGCCACGCACCAGGGTTGTGATGATTGCGGTAGCTCTGATGCCTTGTCAGTGTCAGAGAATGACAAAGGAGAAACATGGAGCCATTGCTTTAGTTGCGGTACAAATAAGAAGTTGTCTACAAATGTTGATAACTTCCAACAAAATACAACATCTAAGCCTAAAGTTGTACCTATGATTCAAGGTCAATATCGTTCGATACCAGTGAGAAACCTTAGTGCTGATGCACTGAAGGCTTACAACGTAGTACTTACTGATGACTATGAGGTAGTGTTTCCCTACCATGATGCTGATGGAAAGGTAGCAGCATACAAGGTAAGGCATGAAGCTACGAAGACTGAATGCACCATCAAAGGAGATTGGAGCAAAGCTAATACATTGTTCGGACAACACTTATTTGCTAAAGGAG